TCAATCTTGCTTTATTCTTCCGGCTTTGTACTTAATACTGTCCGCCACTTGAGGCCCGTTATTCTTCCACACGTTCTTTTTCCCGGGGCGGTTCGAATCAAAACGTTCAGCAGGACACCAGTTGTTTTCCATTGTATATCCGTCCGTAGCTTCATCCAGATAGATATAAAAAGCACGGTCATTCGTAGCGTAGGGTGCCTCGATTAAATGTTCGATCCGATTATTTCGCATGACGGAACCCGGCTGGTTGGAAAGAGTATACAGACCGCCTGCATCGTATAGCCGACGGGCAAAGTGATGTACATAGTTTGCTTCTATCCGGTTGTTACACATTCCGCTCTCCAGCGATGTCCATCCCCAGCCTACACAAATCCCTGAATAGTTCAGATGGCAGACTTCATTATGAGAAATATCCATGTTTCTGACATATCCGGCACCGATACCTACACATCCCCAGTCTTCATTAGTCACATTACTGATGAAATTGTTTCTGATAGTAATATGGGAACATAATTCCCGTACGTCAGCAGGAATAAAAGGAATGTGCGTCTCAAATCCTCCGTCCGGAAATGCACCGACCAGTAAAGCCGTTCCTCCAATATCCGTAAATTGACAATCTTCGACACTCGATGCAGTAACGGCCCATTCATAATCCAGTCCGGTGGATGATAAATGACGGAACGTGCAATGCTTGAAATCAATATGCTCGGCACCTCTTACACGTATTGCCGTTTCGGGACGGGTGATCCAGGCTTGGTTCTCCAGTTCCGCTTTTTCCGGAAGCCCCGGTTCTTGTAGTTTATAGGCATCCAATAAAGGAAATCCCCCTTGCAAGGTGACGTGCCCCTGAAAAGAAGGACGCATCCAGGAGGTATGCGCAAAAGTAATTCCGTTAAATTGTATATGTTTTACCGGACGAGACAATGTACCGTCTATGGTCACTAAAGTTTCTAAGGTAGGGATAATCACTTCAGCTGTTTCCATATTTTCGCTCGCCTGCGGATAATAGTAAATCGTGTAAATCCGGAAAAACCAGACGTGCCGATTAACAAAAACGATGCGTTTCAAAAAGTACAAAAACGACGCGTACAAGAAAAACGGTGAGCGCGGTCCTATTCTGCACGACCAAAGCCCACCATTTTTCTTTCACTTGAACCCTCTTTGAACGACCTTAAAATATCATTTGAAAACCATTGCAGATTCAAAATAATTCACTATCTTTATGCAGTGTTAAGCTGCTATACCCGACACTTCATCCGGCTTTGTGTACAGCATCATGTCCGTGTACTTGGAATTATAATTCATGTGCGCATTGAACTCCACTTTCCGACAGTTCTTGAACGGGCTACCGATAAATGGGTTCCGGTCTATCCAGTCGCACAGTTCCAGGATGGAGGATTTGTTCGAGGTGAAGTACACGAACGGATGCCCTTTCAAAACGGTCAGCACGTCCAAATAGTCAGCCAGACGCCAATACATTTTGTAAGTACCCACCTCGGTGGAGAGGTACGGCGGATCAACCAGAAACACCACACCCGGAACATCCTTGTAACGTTTGAACACTTCCTTGTAGTCTTCGCCGGTTATAGTCAGTCCTTCCAGATAATCCTTTGCTTCGGGATAGTCTGTCTGCCGGATATTATTGTAAAGTGTCTCCTTCCTCATATCTTCCAGGGAGAGCATATACCTCATGGCAAACAGCAGGGACGAGGACAGCGTGATATAGTCCACATAGCCACGTTCCTTTTCCTCCCTCTCAATACGGGCAAACATTTTTTCACAAACCTCCCCGGTTATACGTTTATTTCTGGGTTCCCCTTCAGCTATCCAGCGCAAATCGGATAACAGCACATTGGTGGCCGGGATATTCGCAAGCCTCCGGCGGTAGTTGTCGAAGTCGTTATATACAACGGTGGCATCAGGTCTGACACATTTGGTGATGTGCGACAGCAGGCCTGATCCACCAAACAGATCCACAAACACGGTGCTGTCCGGAAACTGTCCCAGCACTTTGATAAATTCCTTCGCGAACATGCGTTTCTGCCCCACGAAAGGAAGCGGGGCGGACAAATACATCTTTTTCATTTCATTCTGCTTTAAAACGGCCGCAAAGGTCCCCAGAATAAACGAAAAACAGCGGGAAACATGAACTGTTCCCGCTGCAAGACATATACAGCAAACTACACGTTCAGCCCGAAGCGGACCGTCTCGTCTCCGGCGATCAGCGCACGGGTGCCCGGGATATTATTCTCGTAGATATGTACATTGCCCAGGTAGAGGGTGATCGACTTCAGGGGAAGTTCTATCTGCCGGGCCATCAGGTAAAGGTGATAGATGTCGGAGGGCAGCCCGAGGTTCGCGTCACTGCTGCGCTGGTAGGCGGACAGCACCAGTTCACCACCGTCCAGTTGGAACTGCACCAGGCTCAGGCAGGGCGCCTGGTTGCTCTCGGCACCGGTCTCACCCAGGAAAAGCACGTAGTTCTTGCTGTTGCGCTTCTCCCGGTTGATTTTCGCTATCAATGGGGGCAGCTTCTCGAAATAGGTGGGGTAACTGTTCACCAGGATAGAACCGCAATAATCCCACCAGTTGATGCCGGCCTCCCGGTACTTCTCCACATTACGTTCCCCCTGCATGAACAGCTGGAGCTCGCTGCGGAGTTTCTTGCGGGCGATATTATGCCCCTCGAATATGTCAAGCAGGTCCGCCGGTGTCAGCGAGAGCTGCTCGTTCAGAAGGTATTGTATGTTTCCCTTCTTGTTGGTCTGCGTTTTTCCCGTGGCAAGAATCTTGTCCAGAATACAGTAATACTTGTTCATAGCCATTTCCTCCTTCTAAATTTGAAACACCCTAAAGATAAGGGGAAACGGCACTCCCTACGGCATAAAACAACCCGTTCACACTGCAAGCGTCTTGCAGTCACTCTGAAACCGTTTCACAAGGGCATAAACCTTGCGCTCACTCACCGAATACTTTTCGGACAATACGGCCACAGCATACGAGACTTTTTCACCCTGATCCAGCAGGCGGGTATAGTCCACATACAGGTCGATATACCGGGCATCCTCCAGACGGATACCGGCTGCCTGAAGCCTTTTCAACAGTTCCCGGTTAAAGTTTAGTATCTCAATCACTTTCATAAAATATATTTTTTGTATCTTTGCGCCATCTCACTTACTTTGCAACAATAATAAAAAAGGCCGAAACGCGACAGGGGTATTTGCCCCCGGTCGTGCGTTTCGGCGTACTTGTTGTTAAAAGTAGGTGAGATGATTTTTAACAGGCCGGGGGCTTTTTTCTTATCCTCCCCCGAAGGATTTATTCCACCCGGTACTTCTCCGGATCAAAAGCGTCTTTCTTCTTCCAGCCGTCAACCAGTGTATCCTGGATGTGCTTCATGGCCTTCGTGTAGAAGTCCGTCAGTTCCTCCAGTTCCCCGAACGTCCGGTACCGGGGTTCCTCATCCGTCCCGAACTTGAATGTCACCGGAAGCGTTGCGCCACCGGTCTGTATGGCAAGGTCATGGGCCGCCTTATAGTTGAACTGGTTCTCGCTCGACAGCCACACCGGCATATCTTCGTAAATAAAGCCGGAAAGTATCTCCCGGTCAATCTGTTCGTTGTACCAGCCCAGAATAACGGTTCTTATTATCTCACCGGAGGGCTTCCCTAAAAAGTTCTCCTCCATATAGTCGGCGGAACCGTCCTCTTTCTCCCGCACGTCCCAACGGACGCGCCACGTGTTCTTCACCGGGTTCACGCATTCCAGCAGCCTTACCCCGGATGTTCCTTCAACTCGTTTCATGTCATGTAAATACATATTTGGTTCGACCTTTGCCGAAGGTTTCCGTCTTGATGGTGGTCTCGAACGGGAAACCGTCGGGCATTTCCTTCACTTGCGAGAGGATGTTCTTCATCTCCTCGCTGTTGGTGAAGAACTTTTTCGGCTCGCCGTTCATCTCGATGGCCACGATACAGCGGTCTTCTCCCTGCTCGGTCTTGATGCCTGTCTCGAAGTCCTTCACCACAATCGGTAAATTTACCAGTTCCCGGATGCTTACCACTACACCGGGAAATCGCTTTTTGCCATCTTCGGGCTTATAAGCGACGTTCAAGTCTTTAAATGATCTCATGTCTTTGCCTGTTAATTTTTTAAACAACGTATGACAGTTGGCGTGCTTGGCCATCCCGTAGAACGACGCTATCAGCTCACGCCTCCTTTTTCTCGATTTTACCTCGTGCATCTTTCGGGCGAATTTCTGCTTGATGCGCTTGCGAAGGCGGACATGGTCCGCACTGAAAGTCACATATCCCAGAAAGTCAATGCCCTCGCCCAGGGGAAACACACGGTCGTTCCCCTTTACCCGGAGACCGACACGCTGAATATGCCCATGGACGGCATCACGAATCTTCCACAATTCCGCTTTCGTTTTACCCAGTACGACGCCGTCATCACAATAGCGGTAGAAATGACGCACGGCATACCTGTCCTTCAAATAATGGTCCAAAAACACAGACAAAAGCAAATTACCCAAGCCCTGCGAGCTACGCAGGCCGATACTCAACCCGTCAGGCATCAACCGGACAAAATTGTCAAGCATGGCGATGAGTTTCTTGTCCTTGAACACGCGGTTCACGCAATACATCACAAAATCCTGCTTCACACTTTCGTAAAACTTGGTGATGTCGAACTTGTAACAGTACCGCGTGCCGTCCGGATCCTCAACCATGTCGCGGCGGATATACGCCAAAAGGTCGTGCATCCCCCGTTTCTTGATACTGGCGGAGGTGGTGCGGATGAAACGCTTCCGCAAATGGCAGTCCACTACCGTCATGATGGCATGTACGGCAATACGGTCGTACATAGGGATTACCTGAATACGACGCAACTTGCCGCTCTCGAAAATCTCGCGCTCACGGTAGTCCTTCACACGGAAAGTACCGTCCGAGATACGCGCGGTCAGTTCCTTCAACACCTCGGGTTTATGCGCAAGCAGGTAGCGTCCCTGGCGGCTGCGTTTACGCCTCCTGCCGCGAAGGACCTGATTGAATGACTCCGACATGTTGGAAGGCTTCACGATCTCCTCAATTACAAAACCTGCTCTGTGCATATTTCCTTTGTTTTCCATTTTGGGGCCTTCAATCCCCCGGGCACTGCTTCTTCGAACCGTTTCCGGCCTACCGAACCCTCCCGACACTTTATTTTTCAGTTTTCCAGCCCAAAAAGGCTGCTGTTACTGAGGCTTGCTTCCCTCGGCACCACGGTGGGGACAAGTCCCCGGTGTTGTACGCCGATTAAAATTTCTTTTCGATTGTTGTTCAGACGAGAACCGATGTTCGTGTTCGTATTCGAGGAATCGTTGTTCGCATTCGACATCGAGACACCGCCATTCGGGTTCGCGTTGTTGTTGCCACGATAAACCACACGGCTTATGGGGAAGCGCCACCTTTTAATTTGAATGCAAAAGTACGATTTTTCATAAATTATTATTTAACAAACTGGTACAAAACCTGGAAACAACAAAAAATTCGACGGGCTTACGCCCGTAAAGAACGGTGTTCCCCTCATCGGGAAACACCGGACGTTTTGTCGCTTCGCTCCCGCTTTGACGCTTTACGCTGCCGCTTATGCCACCTCGCTTACCGACTTGAACGCAGCGACGCTCGACGCCTTGACGAGCCGGCCGCGGAAGGCCAGACGAGAACCGATGTTCGTGCTCGTATACGAGGAATCGTTGTACGCATACGACATCGAAACACCGCCATGCGGGTGCGCGTAGCTGGTGCCACGATAGACCACACGGCTGGCAGCAGTGGATATATAGTAGATATCGCAATAATGCGTCGAGGAGGAACCCGAAACGGAGCCCACCGGAATCACGTCCATATACTTTCCGTGCGCCACGGCGGTGATCCAGATACCGGAGCTCACGGAACCCTTTACCAGGCGGGTACTGCCGTCGGGCATCCAGATACGCCACTTGCCGGAGTTACCCGTGTCATTGGGAAGGTCCACACCGTCCATCATGTCATATTTATGACCGTAGATGTCCTCGTAGCCAAGGCAGCAGATGTTGTTCACCTGCGTCACCGTCGCACCGCCGTAGCTGTCCGAGTCACGGTACCAGGCGTACTGGTGAACGGAGTTTTCTATCAGGCTGTTCGTCACGTTCGGATTGATGGAACTGGCTTCCTCGTAGCCGATCGTGTCCGTCATACCGCGGCTGGCCGTGCCGCCCGTGGTGCGGTTGTTCGTATGAGAACCCGCGCCGCACTGCTCTTGGCTGTCACGCCTGCCATACTTCGCGTAGAAAAGGTTCGCGATACGCGAGTGCATCAGGGCGTCTATCTGCTGCATGCCTCTTTGGGCCGAGTAATAGTGGAAATCCGTCCAGCTCATGCTCGCCGTGGTACTGCCGCCGGTAATGCAGGCGCGCAGCTTCGTTCCCACTACCGAGCTGCCCACAACCGCACAAAGGTGCTCGTCATTGGCAACCCAGTCAGGTTCCATGTCCTCGATCTTGTCGCTGTTCGATAATACCACCTTGTCGAACTCCGCCGTGTTCAGGATCGAGAAATGCAATGCCGTGGCACCGTCGGGGACCTCGGCAATCAGATACATGCCAGCCTCGAACTTGTTGCTAAGCGTAGGCACGACAATGGAGCTGATGACCGTGCCGGAATCGTCCGTGAAGATACTCCCCACCAGGTTCGTGCCGGGAACGCTCGGGAAGCGAACTTTCTTGTAACCGGCGACGCTTACCTTGCAAACCGAATACGTGCTGTCAATGCTGTAGCTCTCTGACAACGTGGACTTGCCGCTCATGATCTTACGCCCGGAAAGATAGCCGCCGCTCGTACCTTTAATATCGTCCAGGGTGAGGACGGTCGCCTCCGGAACTTCAGGCATGTTGTCACTGCCGTTGCTGCTGTAGCAGGAGTAATGTTTTCCGTTCAGGTAGTCATTCACGCCTTTGCTCCAGAAGAAGGGCTCGTACATCATCCAGTCACCCTCGCTGCCGTCCAATGCGGCGGCGGTGCCGTCGGCGTACTTGTTGCTGTCCGTGTCGTCCAGCGGGTAGTAGGTCATCTCACCGTCCAGGTTATTCACCGTGGTATCGACGTTCGCCATGTTCACGCTGCGCGTCGTGGGCTTCTTCGTTACTTTCGCCAGTACTCGGTGGCGTTTGGCGAGGATGGCGGCGATATGGCCGCTCGCCACGTAGGAGCCACCGTACTTGTAGCCGGTCCCGTTGTCAAGGTTGCTCACGTTCGCGTCGTCCGCCACGTCGTCGTCGAACTCGATCATCGTGTACTCGGGCTGGCGGATGTTCAGCTCCGGGAAGTGGGTGATATAGGCGGCATAGGTGTCCTCATCTAAGTATTTTGTCAGTCGTACGGTACCCACCAACGCGCAGGTGTCCGTGGAGTTGCCCTCCGCGTCCACGCCGCCCGTGTTTACAAACCTGTTCAGCCATGTGCCGTCGTCCTCCCGGTCGATGCCGGTGACGCGGAGCCTGTCGATGTTGGCGCAGCGGTTCAGTATAGTCTCCCAGTTCAGGCCGGGGCAGGTGTCGAAGATAAGCGTCCGGACATTGCTCCATGTTTCCAGGGTGAGGTTCGCCGCGGTCAGTTTGGGAAGGTACTCCAGACGCAGGGTGGTAAGCGTACCGGGAAGGTAGGCTTTCGCTACGGGCGCGCCCTTGGCGAAGGTCACGCTCTGCACCTTCGTACCTCTCGCGTCCAGTTCCTCCAGTTTCGTCTGCTCCGTCAGGTCAAGTGCCGTGCTCGTGCTGCCGCCGGTCTTCGCCTGCGCCTGGTTCCGTACGTTCAGTTTCCGGAGCTGGCGGCAGCTGCCTATTGACAGCCACCAGCCGGTGGAGCCGGTGGTGGCGGACTGCAGGTTCAGCTCGCGCAGCACGGTGCATTTGCCCAGATCCAGGGCGTTCTTCAGGTGGTCGGCCGCACCGGTCATGTCGAGTACCCTCATGCGGCTCGCGCCATACACGCGCAGCGGGTCGTTCACCGTGTACGCCCCGGTGATGGAGAGCGTGGCGGTGTCACCCTCGTCCACGATGCCGGTACCCGCGATGTTCGGGCTGTTGTTCGTGCCGTAGCCGAAGGCGTAGGGCTCACCCGCAGTAATCTTCAGGGTGTCCGCCGTGTCATCGGAGGAGCGTGAGAGGTACAGGTCGATGTTGTCACTCGTGAAGTTGCTCGTGCCGTACTTCGCGTCCAGCAGCGCGAAACGGTTCTTGATGAAGTACTCCCGGTGCGAACGGTTGCTGCCCTGCAGGGCGTAGATGAAGGGCCATACCTTGCCGTACATCTCCTGCACGGCAGGGGCGATGTATTTCAGGTAGCCGGACTTGTTGAAAGCCCTGTCCGACCAGTTGCCGCTCTGCTCGTCGTTCAGCATGGACAATACACGCTCGTTCGTCATCACGGCGCGGAAGCTGGCGGCACACCGCTTCAGGTCGTCCTGAAGGTTGGCAAGCACCAGGTTCCACAGCCACGAGTCGTGGCCCTCGAAGGCGTACTTGCTGGCCTCCGCGTCGTAAGTATCCCGGTCGGTGGTGTACGTGTACACGAGGAAGCAGTCGTTTCGCTTGCCGAGCTGCGTGTCGCCGTCGTAGTACGTGATGTACCATTTAAGCCCGTCCCACGTGCGCAGCATCATGTTCTTCGCCCGCTGGTCCACGCTAAGGAAGTAGTCGGTGAAGAGGTAGTAGGTCAGAAGGTAGTCACGGTCGAAATAGCTGTCTATCTCGTCCTTGAACTTCCCGCTCACGAAGGTGGAGAGGTCATTCGCGGTGGCACCGGAGGGGACGCACGCACGTATCCACCCGTACAGGCGTTTCAGGGCGGTCTGCCCGGCCGTGGAAAGGCCGCTCCACGTGATGTCGCCGTCGCTCTGCGCCTTGCCGGACGTGTCGATGCCGTAGTTGATCTCCGCACCGGCGTCGAAGTCGGCCTCCATCTGCGTGTCGCTCGTGGTGGCGAAAAGGCATATAGGCGAGGTGTTGTTCAGCATCTCCAGGGTGACGGGGCACGCCGGGGTGTAGCCGTCCACGCCCTCCATGCCGAACACAGCACCGCTCTTGCTCTTCTCGTTGTTGAAGTTGTACTGCCCGTAGTAGCTGTTCTCGCCGTCAGCGGTCTCCGCGCAGAAGATGTCGATCGGAAGGCCGTCGATGGCACTGCGGATATTGATGCCTGCGAGGCTGTTTCCGGCCTGCTCGTACTGGTACCGCTGCGGAGGGGTCAGAAGCCCCAGCTCCTTCATCACGTCGTTGAACAGCTTGGCCCCGCCGGTGTTCAGGGACATGGAGGAGTCGGAATAGTCGCTCTTGCAGCAGAACAGGTTCACGGGCACCGCCCCGGGGCGCATCGTGTACTTGTTCCCCGCGCTGACATGCTGACCGCTCATCGAAAGAAGCTCGCTCCCCTTGGCGCAGTAGATGCGGAGGTTCTTGCTCGGGTATTTCGTCGAGCTCGTTCCCTGGATACGGATGTAGCAGCTGGTGAGGATGAAGTCGTATTCCCTTCCGAGGGGCGAGTAATAATAGATGTCGGCCAGGAAGTCGGTCTTCTTGTTGTTCTCGGCATACACGTCATCCAGCTTGTTCTGACGCACGATGCGCAGCACGCCCTTCCCCCGCGCGAGCAGCTTGTCCAGGTCGACATCGCCCGTGTCCCCGAGGATGTCGTTCTCCTCGTACAGCGCCATCATGGTGTCCGTGCCGTCGGCATCCACCATCGCGTTCTCCAGTTCCTCGTCGTCATTGAGCGCGCGGTTATAGACGCGGATGCTGCGTATCTCTACGTCGGCACCTGTGCTGTCGAGGGTGATTTCCTGCGGGGTGTCCTGCTGGAAGTTGAACGCGGAGTCATAGAGGTCCGCGCCGGTACGGTTGCCGTTGACGTAGAGCTGCATCAGCCGGTTCTCCGCCGTCGTGCCGATCATCAGGGCGACCTTCATCTCCTCACCGTCGGCGTAGTTCGTGGCAAGTTTTACCTCGCGCGTCACCTGCTCGTCGTCCTCGTTGGTGTAGGTCACGGTCTGCCCCGTGCGGAAGCCCGCCTCCTGTGTGGTGACAAGAAGTCCCTTGCCGCTGTTGATGCAACTCACAACGGCGGCCGAGCGGTCGGTGACATTGCTCACCTTCATGGTAATCTCTATCGTCAGCCCGGTGGATTTCACGTCGGTGGCGAAGGGCTTGTACCCGATGGTGGCCTTCGCCCCGTTCACGAGCTTCAGCGCGTTTCCCGTCCAGCCGCTGCTGCTCCAGTCCACGTTCTCGAACGTGGTACTCACGCCGCCGGCTTCCCATACGGCCGGGTCGCTCTCCCCGTTGCTGCGACCGGCAGCGTCCAGTTTGAACAGCAGCCCGTAGCTTGCCTCGGCGATATCCACGCCGCTTTCGGTAACGTCGATGTCCAGGGTGTAGGTGGTCGCGCCGAGCTTCAGCTGTATTGTCTGTGTCCCCTTCTCGGTGAAGCGGTTGCCGTACGTCTGCACGCTTCTCGGCACGCTGACGCTGCGAGAGAGGCTGCCGTTACGCCAGATCTCCACCGTGGCCGGAACGGTGGCCGGGTCGTAAGCCACGAAGCTGAAGGAGCACTGCTCGTACTGTCCCACCTCGATGGTCGGGACGGTGTGGCCGGTTCCGGTGAGGATGCGCCCGTCGGCGTGGGTGATCTTTGTGCCGATGAACGGCGCACTGCTGCCCCTTTTAAGGATATCCATATACACGCTCTCGCTTTTCAGCGTCAGCCCGTCGGTCTCCATCTCGGCGACCATCTGCACGGTATGCCGGCCGACCGACAGTCCGGACATGTCCAGGCTGAACGTGCCGTTGGTGGTGCCGCTACGCGTCACGGAGTGGGCTTCCTTTTGCGCCCCGTCCACGTAGAGGGTCACGGTCTTCGTCCCGGTGCCGGTCACGGCGTAGGGGATCGTGGCGGTGTCGTCAGCGCCAAGGCCGCCCTGCGCGAGGCCGCTGGCGATATTGTAGGAACTCGACAGGCTCAGGGTGACGGACTTCACGCTGACGTAGGCCTGCTTCTTCTGCGTCTTGCCGGTGGACGGGTCGGTGGCGGTGGCCACGACGTAGATGTCGCTCGTGCCCAGCAGCAGGTACTTGGTCAGGTCGAGGGTGTACGTGCCCTTGCTTGCCTCCTGTATCGTCTCGCTGTAGGTGGTGGTGGCGCCGCGCTTCACCGTGATCTGCACCGTGGCCTTCTGCCCGGTGCTCTCGCCTTTCTCGTCGCCGGCGGTGTACTGGTGGTCGTAGCTCCACGTGAGTTTCACGCTGCCGCCCTCCTTGACGGTCGCGTTGTCCACCGACGCGCCCAGGACGATCCGTGTGGTGGAGGTGTCACCGCCACCGCTTCCGCCGCCTGCCGGGAGATCGACGGCCACCACCTCCGCGCCGCTCTTGTTGGTCAGCGTCAGACGCACGCTGCTCTCGTCGTCGCTAAGCTCGGCGTCCGCGCCGAAGATGGTGTTAGCCTCCAGTTCGGACAGTTTCGCCGCCACCGCCGCGTTCTGCACGGGGTTGGTGCTGTCCGCGTTCAGGCTCCCGTCCACCTCCACCTTCTCGATGGTCAGGCTCACGTTACCCTCCGCATCGGGATTCTGTTTTTCACCGTTCACCGTCAGGCTCTTCACCGTGCCCGCGCCGCCGAAGTCCTCCCACGCGCCCGTGCTTTCCCACGCCGTCAGGCTCGTGCCCGTGAACTGCTTCGTCTCCCATTTGCCCTGCGATACCTCGTAGGTGATGCAGCGGCCCTTGTAACGGTATTTCCCGTCCACCGCCACGATGGCCGTCGCCAGGGTGTAGTAACCGCTTTGCAGCGGGACCTCCTCCGTCACGTTGTACGTGTTGCCACCGCTGCCCGTGCCACCGGGAATGTCCACCGAGGCAATCTCCGTACCAGTCTTACCAAGCAGGGTGAGTTTTACCGTATCGTTCTCCTCGTCCGGAACGGCCGTCATGCCGCCCACTAGGCTGCCTTCCACCGCGTCGGCGGCATCCTTTGCCTTTGTGGCGGCTTCATTGGCAGCAGCGGCAGCGGCCTGTGCCACGCCGGCCTTCTCGTTCGCCGCGGCCGCAGCGCTGCCAGCGGCACTCGTGGCTTCCGCGGCATTGGTTGCCGCATTGTTCGCCTTCGTGGCGGCGGCGTTGGCTGTGGCCGCGGCATCCGTGGCGGGTTTGCCCAGCAGGGTAAGCGGGGCGCTCACCAGCTCGGTACCACGCAACGCCGGGAGGCTCTTGATGTTGTCCAGCGAGGTGACCTCGGTCAGCTCGTTCACGCCCTGGCTCTCCGCCTTGATCGCGTTCAGGATGTCGTTCTTAAGTTCCGTTTTCTCCGATTCTGTAAGTGCCATAAGTTATTCCTCCTTTTTTTATTGTTGTCAGTCATTGTAATAATGGTATGAAAGCGCGCTGAAGCCAAGGATGCACCAGCCGCACTTGTTCAGGCTGTAAACGATGGCGGGCTCCTCCCAGTCCTCGCCCGTATAGAGCAGGAGGAAGCGGTTCACGGAGGTGACGTACAGCCAGTTCCTCTCCGGGTTCTCTGGGGCGGAAGAAAGCTCTCCCTTCCACGTGATGCGGAGATCATCGGAAGCGCCGCCGTAAACGGGGAACTCCACCCACGCGCCGTACCAGTAAAGGTAGTTGCGGTTCCTTTTCGTGTCGTAGTAAAGCCATCCGCTCGAGGGGGAAGCGGGGGGACCGGCCGACGCTCCCCGCCACGAAACCAGGTCCGCAAGGATTCTCCCGTTCAGCTCGGGGGTACCGACCAGCTCGATGATCCCGCTGATCCAGTCGATCCTGTAGGGGTCGGAATAGGAAAGCAGCGAATCACTGCTAAGGTTCACGTTGGAACCGCGGAGCAGCGTGCCGTCGTCCACACGGACGGAGCTGTAGCGGATAGAGCCCACCGTACGCGTATAGGGAGGGTGGCAGCCGTTGTAAAGGGTTACGCGCGAGCCGATATAACGCACGTCGTTCGGAAGGATGATGTCCGCACCGTTCGACGAACCGGCCATGTCCACCTTCAGGCTCAGCTCGCGGCCGATCAGGTAGCCGGCCTCGCCGCGGCCCGAGCAGGAGGTCAGGACGGCGTCGCTCGACTCCACAAGGTGGAAGTTCGTGCGGATATGCCCGGAGAACGTGCCCGCGTTCGCCTCGATGCTCCCGTCCTCCAGGATCTTGAAATTATCGTTGGCCGTCACGAGGCCCTCCAGCTTGACGCGGTCACCGGTCAGCTTCACCACGCTGATCTTGTTGCCGTCAGCGTCCGTCCCGTCCACACTCACGCCGATAAGCGCCAGTTTCCCGTCCGCGTCCTGGGCGTAGATGCCCGCGCCTTCAGGCTTCACCACAAGCCCCGTCTCTTCCAGCATATTCTCGTCACGGTCAAAGACGGCGGCCGTTATCTTCACCAGACGCTCCGACTGCTCGAAAAGCGTCCGGTAGCGGTGTGCAAGGCTCTCCACCTTGTCAGTGGACAGCACGAGCATATACAGGTAGATGTCACCGGTAAAGGACAGTTTGAAATCACCGGTACCGTTCCAGAGGCCGCTACAGGTGTACTGCACGTAACCATCAGTTGCAGACAGTTCCTCCTCCACCTCCAGGCTGTTGAAGTTCGCGAAACCCGTCTTGTCAACGTCCAGGAACTGGACTCTTAGAGTCCCTTTGGTTGCGCAGCGGTAGAAGAAGGAAAGGTACACCGGCACGGCCTCCTTCTCCCCGTCACCGTTCACAGGCATGGAGGGGATGCTTTTCAAATTCGCCCGTTTCTGGAGGATGTACTTGTTACGGATGTGCACCACCGTCCGCCCGTCATCCACCGTCACGCTCGCCCCGTCGCCCTTTCTGGTCAGTACGTTGTTGTTCGCCCAGATCCATTTGTTACCTGCCAGGAAGAACACCGTCTCGTTCTCCGTGTTCCATTTCTCCAGCCCGTCATCGAAGGCGGGGTTGTTCAGGTAGCCCTTCTCCGTGGCGAAGTCGTTCCTTAGGGCGGTCACCGCGCTGGTGATGCGCCCCTCCACGATCTCGAACTTGGTCTTGATGTCCTCACCGGTCACCAGAAGGAAAGTCCCGCGCAGGTAGGCGTTGTCGCTGTAAAGGCCGTTGCCGTGCGGCTGGTTGTCAGCCGGGAACCAGTCATCGCTGATGCCGTCCAGGTTGCCCAGGCGCGCACGAAGGCAGCCGGTGAAGTTCTTCGCCTTCACCCCGTCCATCACGTCCACGCGGGGCTGACCGTCCTCGGTGGCGGAGATCAGGATCAGGTTCTGACGCAGCGGGTTCTCCGTGTTGCCCATCAGCACGCACTCGTCACCGGCCTCCGGAAGGGAACCTGAAAATTCATCCTCACTTACGAGAATGGAGTCACCCTCCACGCCGGCCACCTCCACCCAGTACCCTTTCAGGTTCCCGCCGCTGAACGTGGCGCAGCGCATCAGGTCATGGGCCTGGAAACTGTTGTCCTGCTCGAAAGTGATCCTCCAGTAACCGTCCTCAAGTACGGCGGTCTTTATTTTCCCGTTGGCGGCGCTGACGCACAGCTGGCCGCCAACGCTGCGTACCTTCTCGATAAGCAGCTCCAATACTACCATGACCTGGCGTACCGTCAGCTTGTCGATGGTAAGATGGGACAAAGCGTCCTCCATCCACAGCCGCCACCCCTCACCGAAAAGACCGTCCACGAATTTCGGGCTGCGAAGGAACTCACGCACGACAAGGGTCAGCAACTCGGCATTGCCCTTGTCATCAATACCCGCATTATCCTCCTGTCCGAAAGAGGCTCCCGCTTCGAAGGTGATCTTCCCCTTTGCACGGTCATTCTTTTTTTTGCTGATGTGTTCCGCCTGACTTCTCCGCGCGGAAAAAAGATTGTTGTCCGTAGGCAGTGTCTTGTCCCAGCTACGGATAATGTCAGGAAGCGCGGCACCCTCCGCCTTTGACTTCGTATAGTTTTTCAGTTCCCCGATACTGTCATTCACCCGTTCAAACGCACCACTATGCAGGGCATCGCTGATCTCGATGTCCATCTCCCCGGGTTGGTTCACCTTCCGGGTAATTTTCGTGATGCGGCTGCTGCGATAACCGGTTTCGGGGAAATACTCCTCGCTTTCAAGTCTCACACGGCGGCCTACGGACAGGGAAACACCGTTCTCCTCAATCCACACATGGTCGGTCGGGGCCTTGTAAACGGCAAGATCCTGCCAGCATTCGGTATTGAACTGTTCCACCGCCGTAAGAAACTCCTCCTCGGCAAGCGGGTAATATTCGTCCGGCATACGGATATTCCAGAGAATATAACGGTCACCGGATTTCGGAATAAGTTTGCCGCCGGGGAGTTGCGTGTCATCATCATAGGGCCATATCGTAATAATCTCGAACTCACGGGTGGCACTGTTGAAATTCACCTCGAAATAGTGGTCCTCACCCTGCCCCAGTCCGGAAAGGTCACCGTCCTGGAACGATACACGTTTGGTCTCGTCGGGCAGCTCGTAATCGTTCGGATCGAAGTTCAGGCTGTCGTCCCTGAAATAATAGACCGTGAAAGGGTTGCCGTCGTCATCTTTCACATCTTCGCTGCGCACACTGCTGACAGCCCCGATCCTGCGGGGATAAATGCCGCTGAAGGCGTCTTGCTCGTAACGGTCATAGATGCCGTACTCCTCCGTATGTATCTCGACATATTGCCTGCCCCCCGGAAGCATCAGGCGGCTATGCCCGTATTTTGACGGATCTATGTTCCGCGTGCTGCCTACCGGGAACAACCGGGTATAAAAATTGTCGGTACCCGTCGTGTCGCGTTCGATTCCGGTCAGTCCCTTCCCGTAGCCCAGCGTTATTTCCTCGCCATGCTCACACCGGCACACGTTCACGGTCTGGCCTTCCACCCACCATTCAGCCTGCCCGCCGACCGCTTCGGCTATCTCTTTCAGGGCTTCGTTGCAGTACTTCCCCTCGTAATCGATGACGATAAGGTCCGTACCGTCCACCCGCCCCACTTTCCAGTCGGTGGTGTGGTTCATTCCGTCATTGATACACTTCACGATCATGGCCACGTGTTCACGCGGAGTCGCTGTCAGCGTGAACACAGGCTCGGTGTTCCCGTCGGTGGTCTCCAGCACAAGAAAACGTCTCACCAGGCTCTCGATACCGTAAAACTTCAAATCATATACCCACTCCTGGCCGCTCTTCTGCTTCGGGATGTACCGTTCGGTCAGCCAGTAGCGCTCACCCTCAAAGTCCACCCGGTCATTCACGTCCAGGGCGATATATTCGTAATGCGTGAAAGAGAGTGTCAGGACATTGTCACCCTGCACCTCCTTCACCTGGGTGGAGCTGTCGCCCGCCTCGATATCGGTCCGTCTGTTGCCGTTGCTGTCATAGATGGTCAGCATGTCTGTATCTTGTTTAAACGTCGTTTGAATAGGGTTTGAATCACATTTATATGACCGGGACAGGTTCCCGGAACTTCACCTTGAACTTGCCGGCGTGCACGCCTTCCTTCCAGAGATAGGTCAGAGGCTGGAACTTGCTGCAATCCGTATATTTCACACGGAGAGTCAGGGCAAGTTGGGGAAAGGAAATCTCAAGCCACCCGTCACGGCCTTTCTTCAGGAAATTGATGAACTCGAAATACTTCTTCAGCCAGCCGGCCTGCGTTTTGCCAAACAGGGCGAAATGAAGCGTCACGTCACGGGCCTCGTTCCTGGGCGTCAGCACGGAGGAATATTTCTCCCCGTCCTCCTCCCGGATATTCACAGCCGTGTCCGTTTTCGTCTTGCTCGGGGTCAGGATGGCGGTCAGGTTATCCATCCCGCCGCGCTTGTCCTCAACGAGGAACACCCCGTATGTACTCCAGATGTCGGTACCGTTGACAAGTACCAGACCGCCTAATATCTTTTCCATATCATTTGCATTTTACTCCGTCACGATTGATTTTACGAATCTCTTCCTCTATTTTGCCAAGGTGCGACGCGCTCGTGCCGGTGTTCTCCTCGATACGGGCAAGATGCCCCTCGGCGGTGTTCATCTTGTCGATGACGCTCTCCATCTTCTCATCGATGCTCGACCAGTGTTGCAACCCGCTGGTGAACATGCCGTCCAGTTTTGTACCCTGGTCCTGTGTCATGGCTGAAAAACCGCCGGTTTTGGCGCTCTGGCTCGTACCGCCCGAGTTATCGTACCCGGTGGCCGCGGCAAGATTGTCACGAAGAGC